CTCCTGCGGCACCTGCCGGCGTACCAAAAGCACAGCTAGACAACATATTCAACAAGGGTGACAATCGCAACGAGTCAGTTAGTTTTCGAAATGATGAATTGAGCAGAATTGTTAGTTTGGTACGTCATAGATAATCGAGTAAAATACTCACATTTAAAGCAAGATTTCTCTTGCTTTAATAAATAAAAGCGTATACAATAACATGTATGCGCTTTTTGTTTAGTAGGTTCTAAACAATTATAGGCAAATAAAGTAGTAACTAAAGGCTAACAATAGGAGATATATTATGGCAACTTTGGCTGAAATTCGTGCAAAACTAAAACAATCTGAACAACGTGGTTCAGGAGAAAAAACAGGCGGAGATAAATCGATTTATCCGTTCTGGAATCTAAAAGAAGGTGGCGAATCCGTTCTGCGATTCTTACCAGATGGTAACACCGATAACACTTTTTTCTGGGTAGAACGTGCAATGATCAAATTGCCATTCTCTGGAATCAAAGGTGAAAGCGAAAGCAAACAAATCACAGTACAGGTACCATGTGTGGAAATGTATGGCGACACTTGCCCAATCTTGGCAGAAGTACGTGCGTGGTTTAAAGATCCTGCTCTAGAAGACATGGGTCGTAAATACTGGAAGAAGCGTAGTTATATTTTCCAAGGCTTTGTTGTTGAAGACGGCCTAAGCGAAAAGAGCGAAGAGATTCCAGAAAATCCAATCCGTAGATTCATCATTGGACCTCAAATCTTTACATCAATTCGTGCGGCCTTGGTCGATCCAGAATTGGAAGATTTGCCAACTGACTTGGTACATGGCTTGGACTATCGTATGAAGAAAGGGTCAAAAGGCGGCTATGCTGACTATTCGACCAGCACTTGGTCACGTCGTGAGCGTCCATTAAACGATGTGGAGCAAGCGGCAATTAAAACTCATAGCTTGTTTAACTTAACTGATTTCTTGCCAAAGAAGCCAGGAGAAGTTGAATTGAAAGTTATGAAAGAAATGTTTGAAGCAAGTGTTGATGGCGAACCATATGACATGGAACGTTGGGGACAATATTTCAAACCAGCCGGTATGAGTCAAAATACTGGTGATCCAAATCGATCAACTCCTAAGGCAACGTCTGCACCTACACCAGCGTCACACAATGACGATGCGCCGTTTGATGCAGATCCTGCACCAGCGACAAAGCCAACACCTGCCCCAGCCGCAAAAGCTGAAGCAAGTGCAGGCGGAGACAGTCGTGCCCAAGACATCTTGGCAATGATTCGTAATCGTCAAAAAGCGTAATCGGCTTGGGCCTCTGCAACCCTGTTGTACGCCCAGGTTATCTTATTTAGGAGAAACAACTTATGGCTACAAAAGCCTTTGATTTATCGAAATTTAGAAAAACTTTGACCAAGTCAATTGAAGGTCTTGGTGTTGGGTTTAACGATCCAACAGATTGGATCAGTACTGGTAATTATACACTTAACTACTTGATCAGTGGCGACTTCCACAAAGGTATCCCACTAGGTAAAGTTACTGTGTTTGCAGGTGAAAGTGGTGCAGGCAAGAGCTTTATCTGTTCAGGCAATCTAGTGCGTAATGCACAAGCACAGGGTATCTATGTTATCTTGATTGATACAGAAAATGCGCTGGATGAAAAATGGCTACACGATTTAGGTGTAGACACTAGTGAAGACAAACTTCTTAAACTCAACATGGCAATGATTGATGATGTGGCCAAAACCATTCATGAATTCATGAAAGAGTACAAAGAAATGGCAGAGCGTCCCAAAGTCTTATTTGTCATAGACTCATTGGGTATGTTGCTTACCCCTACTGACATTAACCAGTTCCAAGCTGGAGACATGAAGGGAGACATGGGTCGTAAGCCTAAGGCACTTACCAGTTTGGTGCGTAACTGTGTCAACATGTTCGGCAGTTACAACGTGGGTATGGTTTGTACAAATCACACTTATGCGTCACAAGACATGTTTGATCCAGATGACAAGATCAGTGGTGGCCAAGGATTTGTGTATGCGTCTAGCATTGTGGTTGCTATGAAAAAACTCAAACTCAAAGAGGATGAGGACGGCAATAAAGTAACAGATGTAATGGGTATCCGTGCCAGTTGTAAGATTATGAAAACTCGTTACAGCAAGCCTTTTGAAACTGTGCAAATTAAAATTCCATATGAGACAGGTATGAATCCTTATAGTGGCATGGTGGATATGTGCGAAAAAGCCGGCTTGTTGAAACAAGAAGGCAATAGACTTAAATGGGTCGATCCAGACACAGGTGAGGAATTCAAATTCTACCGAAAAGAATGGAAAGATGATAAATTAGATATGATAATGAATAAATTTCATATCAAAGTTAAAACAACTACCATTCCAGAGGAGATAGAAGAGAATGTTGAATGAAACTCAAATTGGCGACGTATGGTTAAATTTTGTCGAGTACCTAGATAAGAAACAATTAGAAACTTGTGCAGAACGTTATATTGATTTGTTAGCAGACTTCGGTGTGTCGGATCGTGTATTGCAAAATGCCACAGGTGTTGATGATATTTTAGATCAAGCAATTGGTTATTATCTAAATGACGACGAATCAGCAGAAGATGATGAAGACTACGGCGAATTGGAGCTCTAATGGGTTGGTATGCTAATGTTGCTAAAGATATTTCTAACATACCAGGTGCGGCAGATTTTTTTGAAGATGAATTATTAGAAGCAAAAAAAGAATGTCGTGTTACTGGTAATATAGAACGTGCCGCGGCCGCAATGCCCGGAGTAGTTGAACAAAGATTTGGTCAATTACAAGAAATCGAAGCAATTTTAGAATACTTGAACATAGAATTACGAAGACTTAAAAGTCAGCATTTTCGAAAATATCTTGAAAGCTACCAACGTGCCCTCAGTAGCAGAGATTGTGAACGTTATGTAGAAGGCGAAGCAGACGTTGTTGACTTTGAAAAAATTATCAACGAATTTGCCTTGCTTCGTAACAAGTGGTTAAGCATTACCAAGGCACTTGATCAAAAACAATGGATGATTACTAACATTGTAAAACTACGGGTTGCAGGCATGGAAGACGCAACACTATAATTCATCTGCTCAAAAGAATCACCATAGGCCTTAAATAACATTGAGGCCTATTTTTTTCTAAACGGTTGATTTCTGAAAAAAGTCAGTGTATACTTACTATATGATAACAGTTGATAATTTATTACTACAAATTGTAAATTTTACCTCTCCCACTATTGAGGAACAAATTCAATCTAAAGATTCTAGAGTGTTGCGTAGTCTTGCAACATCAGTGATAAGCCACGTTTTTATTACTGAAAATCAAAGTAACTTGTTATTGAAAATTCTTCGAGAAAATCAGAAAAAATTGAAGTTTTTTGGTGATGAAATTGCAACGGCATTAGCGTCACCGCAATGGAGTCGAGATTTTCGACAAGTGGAACAAGTTAGAAAAATGTATATTTCTAAAAACGAAGACAATGAACCTGGTATACAGATTGAATTTACCTATAATTCAGAAATTCGCAAAATTTTGCAAAATTTGACGAAAAAAGTAGAAAATTTAAACCAAGCTGTTCCGGGTAAGATGTTCACAGCTGACCTAACTGAACAAAATATTGTTTGTTTGGTCGAGGCATTAGAACCCCTAGGGTTCGATATTGTTGACACTGTAAAAACTCACTATGCCACCATAAAATCCTGGTCAAAACCCAACTTTGACCATCAGTTTTTACTGACTTCAATAACCAATCAAAATTTTCATAAAGCAATTACTGCTGACCTTGGTATTGAAACTCCATTGGATCAAAGCATAATCAATGACAGAAGTGTACGGTACCAGTACCACACAGAAACTGCTAAAAATCCTGGAGAGGCCTTGGTTGAATACGTTGCCAACAGACCAAATACAAAACTATGGGTTGACAAAGCTCAGCACTCATTAACTGCTATCCTTGAATCGTTGGTCTACTTAAAAAGAATTCCAGTGATGGTTGTGTTTGATAACACAACTGAATCGAAATTATTAGAAAATCTCGAATTGCTATCAAACGCATTAAAAGACGTTGGAATTTTTGACGATGTTGGAATTTACTTTCGACTACAGAATACAGATGTTGGTCGTAAATTTAATCAACTAGTTGCCGCTAATTCATACAATTCTAAACTTGACAGCACTACCAAAATTGCAGGTGTACAGGGTGGAAAAATACCAAAATTTTTCCTTACTAATGCATGGCGTCCCATGAGTGTAATTGCTATAGATACTCGTATGGGGTTGCGTCACGGTAAGACTTCAGTGTATACTAACTGTTGTGATTTAATTATTGAACATTCAGACGAAGCCAGTATTCTAGAAGATAGGAAAAACATATGGCAGTAAAATTAGTAATTCGAGACGAAGTCAATATCAAGTTTGAAGGCTTGAGTCTTGAAGCACGAAAAAAATTAACCAACACATTTAAGTATGAAAATCCCACTGCACGTTATCAGCCAGCTTATAAATTAGGTCGGTGGGATGGCAAGATTAGTATGTTTGGACTTGGCGGTAATGGTTATTTGAGTCAGCTAGAAAAGTGTCTTAGCATACTTGCAGACATGGATGTTGATGTAGCAGAATTAGAAGATTTACGCACAACAAGCAAGATTGGCTTTGATGAAATTACAACGCACTACTGGGCCGACCAAGGAAAAGTTTGGCCCGCAGGTCATAGATTTGCAGGTGAGCCTATTGTGCTACGTGATGACCAAGTTGAAGTGGTTAACAGATTTTTTATCAATACTCAAGCACTACAAGAAGTAGCAACTGGCGCTGGCAAAACTATTATGACAGCAACGTTGAGTCATTGTGCAGAAAAATATGGACGTACAATTGTTATTGTTCCTAACAAAGATTTGGTCGTACAAACGGAAGAAGATTATATCAATGTTGGGTTGGATGTGGGTGTTTACTTTGGAGATCGTAAAGATTTAGGTCGTACGCACACTATTTGTACTTGGCAAAGCCTTAATGTGTTAGATAAAAAAAGTAAAAATTGGTCATTGGAAAATGCATTGACATTGGCAGATTTCCTTGATGGAGTACGCACAGTCATAGTCGACGAAGTACACATGGCCAAAGCAGAAGTATTGAAGAATCTGCTAACACAGAACTTGGCCAATGCTCCAATACGATGGGGTCTTACTGGAACTATTCCCAAAGATGATTACGAAGCACAACCTATATTTGCATCAATTGGACCAGTAGTGGGCGGGATTAAGGCATACGAATTGCAAGAAATGGGTGTGTTAAGTAATCTACATGTTAACATTGTACAGATGATAGATTTACCCGAGTTTAAATCGTACGCAGAAGAATTAAAGTATCTTGTCACTAATTCTGAC